ATGCAAACAGTCAAGCGTGTAAACCGCCGCTCCCACAAAATGAAGTGGAATTGATTGTAAACTCTGTGACGAGGTACAGACGATGAGTGCTATCAAGTGTTGCCACGGTTGCCCCGACAGATACGCTGGCTGTCATGCAAAATGCGAGAAATATCAGCGTGAAAGAAAAGAATACGAGCGGCAGAAAGAGTTCGAGAAGCGCCAAAAGGCACGGGAGATGGACTACTACGACCGCTTCAAGTATTGGAGGTAAATATGGCTGATGAAATTATGACCGCCGCCGAAGAAGGTCAGGAACTTTTTCAGCTCTCCAACGGTCGCTACATCATGGATGAAGCACAGTCCCGTGTGATGTTCCAAATCAAGGAAGCGGTTGACAGTCATCGAAAAATGTGTTAAAATGTATTCAAATATAAGCAGGAGGTTTTATTATGAATACATTCAAGCCAAGGGACTTTGCTGAGAAAATCGGGGTTTCTGTTTCCACCTTGCAAAGATGGGACAGAGAAGGTATTTTATCGGCAAAGCGCACCCCGACCGATAGGCGTTACTACACACAAACCGATGTTGAAGATTACTTCCGAAGCACCAATAAGACGCATGACGCTCGTTGGATATGTGTCGAAAACGGCAAATATCAATGTTCCTGCTGCGGAGCTACCTACGACTACGATGATAACTATTGTGGTTCGTGCGGTGCCAGAATGGTATGGGACAAGGACGAAATCAAATCTCTGCATTCCAAAAAGGAGAAACTGACCGATGAATAATGACATTTCTGAAATGCTCGGTATTACCACAGAGGTAACTTCTCCCCCGACAGACGCTGAGATAATGTCCGAATACGAAGACGATATGTGGGTAGATAAGGATAAGCGACTCCTTAACGAAAACACATTCGCTAAAGCGTTTCGAGACATCAACCATCTGCTTTACAGCAACGGTCTTTTCTACACCAAAGAACACCGCATGACACAGGAAATGGTTATGCGTGATATTTGGGAAACCATCGCTGATGTAGGAATTAACCGTGATGTTGACAAGACGGTGAACAAACTACTCGGCGTTGTTAAACGGGCAAGCACCGTCGAGCAGCTGCAAGCGAACCCTAACATTATACCCTTTGCGGACGGTGATCTGTATGTAAAGGAAATGACCTACAAGGTGTTTGATAAGTCGCCTACTCCATACAGATTGCCCGTGACTCTTTCGTTAGAGTTTCAGGATATGCCCTATTTCAACAAGTGGCTCCATGATCTGTTCTATGACGAAGACATTCCGACTATTCAAGAATACCTCGGATATTGTCTTGTTCCCACCACCAGAGCGCAAAAGGCGCTATTCCTTGTTGGTGAGGGTGGTACGGGTAAAAGTCGCATTGGTAGTATTTTGGAAGCTATGTTAGGCGAAGCCATGGTGTCCGTTTATGACTATCAAGAGTTTATGAAGGACAAATTCAAACTCGCAGAGCTTGAAAACTGTCTTGTCCTTTATGACGATGACCTTGACTCTGCTGCATTGGACAAGACGGGCATCTATAAGAAGCTCGTCACTAATGACTTGTATATTACGGCAGATCGGAAATACGGACAGCCTTTTAAGTTCCGGCCTTATACAAAGCTGGTGAGCTGTTGTAACCAAATGCTTTCTTCCACCTACGACAACACAGACGGTTTTTATCGCCGCTTGCTGCCGGTTGTGGTGAAGCCAAAGAGAGCCGACTTTGTACCCGACAGGGACTTTGACCGTAAGCTCAGAGCAGAAGTCAAAGGAATTGTCCAGTGGGCATTGATAGGCTTAATTCGACTGCAAAACCATAATTGGGTGTTGCATGAGAGTCAGAGGACGAAGGACTATCTGGGGCAGAAAAAGAGCGCAGGAAATCATATGCCCGACTTTATGGATGGTGCTATGGACTTTGACGCAGACGCTACCGTAACAAGCGCAGAGCTGTATAATGTATATCGCTGGTGGTGCGGCAAAAACTCCATTGACCCATGGAAACAGAAAGCCGTTTCTATGTGGCTAACAGACAACAGTGAGAAGTATGGTGTTAAAGCTTCCACTAACATTCCTGTTGGTAATGGTCGGCGATTGCGGGGTTACTTCGGCATGAAGCCGAAACCGTCATGGAGCATTTCGAGCGGGAAAATTCCTCTTGTATAAGGCACAGGATAATGATACGGAAGTGATACGGATAGAGATTTTACCCGTACCAAAATGACCCGAAGCGCATCAATCGCCAATGGTTGCTTGATAGAAACTGATACGGATAGCATTGAATTGATACAGGTCGAAAGGCGAAGCATATCACTTCCGTATCACCATCTAAGCCTTGAAATTGCTAAGTTTTTTAAGTTAGTGATACGCTTATACGCTTTACTTCTTTACCTTTATATATAGAGGGTAAAATATAGAGTTAAAAAGAGAGTATATATAAAGAAATAAAAGAAGTAGCGTATCATACGCATCAAATGTAAGTTTGAATGTTGAAAGGAGAAAACGACTATGGCAGATGAAATTGTAGAAAAGCGTGGTCGTGGCAGACCGAAGGGGACTGGTGGAAATACCCGTCCAGACAAGACCGTACAGCTGGACCCCGGAGATAACCGGAAATATATCATGCACGATCTGAGAATGTGGGATTGGCCTGCGGTGGATATGACCCGACCGAGAGATGTGTCCGAGCGTATTGGACAGTATTTTCAGATTTGTGCAGAGGACGATATGAAGCCCTCTGTTGCTGGAATGGCATTGGCATTTGGTATTGATAGAAGAACTATGTGGAAGTGGGTAAACGGCATTGATAGTGCCTATATCCCCACCGAAAGCCGTGACACCTTAAAAAAGGCGTATCAATTTTTGAACGCTCAGATGGAAAACTATATGCAGAACGGGAAGATCAATCCGGTCGCCGGTATCTTCCTGATGAAGAACAACATGGGTTATGCGGACAAGCAGGAGGTCGTGTTGACTCCCAACCAGCAACTCGGAGATCAGGTTCCCGCCGAGGATTTAGAGAAGAAGTACCTCGAAGATGTGGTCGGTGCGTCCAGCGACTATGACTCGGAGGACTAAACATGGAAGAATGGTATGATGTTCTCGGTTATGAGGGTTTATATGAGATCACGGAAACGGGCAAAGTGAGAAATTGCAAGACCGGCACACAACTTTCAGGCAATATCAACTCGCACGGCTATGTGGTTGTTTCCCTCACTAAAAATGGCAAGAAGAAAGATTGCAAGCTCCACCGACTTTTAGCTATGACTTTTATCCCAAACCCCTACGACTATGATTGTGTCAACCACAAGGACGGGGATAAGCTCAACAACTCTATCGACAATCTCGAATGGTGTACGAAGGGCTATAACAACCGTCATGCGAGGGAGGTATTACAGGTCAGTACCGCCCCAAAGCCGGTATATCAATCGACTATGACAGGCGAGTTTGTTGCGCTGTGGGCGACTATCGGACAAGCTGCGAAATATGCAGGAGTAAGTACCCCGTGTATTGCGGATTGCTGTGAAGGTAGAGCTAATTCGGCTGGTGGGTATTGTTGGGACTATGCCGGACAAACCGCTATCGACTTTCTGAAAGATTGGAAAAGGCGAACGACTTTGAAACAGATTTCAAAATTGGAGCAACAACTTTCAGAATTGCGCTCACGACTATAACGACTATGACAGAGCTGCCGATCTCCCGCTCCGGGGTCGGCGGCTCTTTCGCTTCCCGGCAGGCGGGGCGGCGGGTACTGGTGGGCGCTGCCGGGGTTCGGCCTGATCGGCGGCGTTTTTCGCCCTTTTTAATGTATAGTGCATTTTCTTTTGAGTTTTCGGACGGTGGAAAGCAAAACGCGAAAACATGATATTTTTTTCTAAAACCCTATTGACAAAACGCGATACCGCGTTATAATAAAGGCAGAAACGCGAAAACGCGATATTTGAAAGGGGTTTTTACAATGACGAATATTGAAAAGCTGTATCAGAGCATTGAAAGTGAAAAGCAACGTTCCGCATGGGATAAAGGTGTTTCCGCATACGCTCTTGAATTGGTGGAACAGTTAGGCGAACAAATCAGCGGCGGGTACTTTGATGAATTGGATTTATCAGAGCCTAAAAAAGTCCGGGCGGCGCTGCTGAATGGGGCGGCGGATTGGAGTCAATATAGCTGGGGCGGTTCCGCTTTGATTTATAACGGCGATATTGCCGAAAGGCTTTGCAGCCCGTCCGAATTGAAGAAAACCCGCAACGGGGAACGCCGCCCCAATAGCCGGGAAGAATGGTTAGATACACAAGCAAGGGCATTATTTCAGGCCGCTAACAGAGTTTGCCGCCACATTCGGCACCTTGAAAAATCCGGGGATATTTCCTATAACATTCCGTTTTGAAAGGGGTTAGAACGATGAATAAAAGACAGTATTGCGAAAGCCGGGAAAGTATCGCTTATTACAGCGGCTTGAATGGGCTTGAAATAAAGGGCATTGAACATAGCGTGAACGATTATGTTTATTGCGTTTCCGGTGCGTGGAGCGGCGGAAAAGCGGCACGGCGTTTTCACCGTTGCAAAGTACAGTACACCCGGAAAGGGGCGGCTTTTATCCGGGTACATGGGTACCGTATTCCGCTTGATGAATGTATTAGAATGGGGGTTTAATTGTGGGCGCTGTCAATTATTTTACCAGTGATTATATCACTTTGGGCATTGAACCGTATTCCGCATACGATCTTGAAAACGATCAAGATTTTATGCGGGAAGTGCAGGAGCAAATCAAGGAATATGGCGGGACGCTTGAAAGCTGTATTGACGAGTATATTGCGAACAGCTATAAAGACGATGAAATGAATGTTTCCGCCATTCTTGAAAAATACTCGTTCTATTATTTCCATGTAGCGATCAAGCCGGGATATTACGAGGGCTTTACCCTTGATATTGAAAACAATTTCTCTATTGCGTTTGACGGGTGGGAAGATAAACGAGCTGCACAACGGGAAATTACAAGCCTTAAAAAGTGCTTGCTTGAATGTGCCGGGGTTGGCATGGTTCAATGTTCGCCGGGTTGGTGTACTGGGTACAATGATTATAAAGGCACTTGCAAGGCCATAGGAGCCGCCATAAAGGCCATGCGGGACGAGGTGAAGAATATACCCACATGGAGACAATACGAGCGTGAAAGCGCCTGAAAGGACGGTGAAAGCGTGTATTTAATTCTTTTGTTGCTTTTGCTGCCGGTGCAAATCCTGATTGAAATATTGAAATTGAATAAGTGAACGCCGCCCCGGTGTTATTCCGGGGCGGTTCTTTTTGCGCTTTTCGGCCTGATCGGCACGGCGGGAACGGGTGCCGGGGCGGGGGATATGGGCGCAGCGATCACTGGCGGGT